GTGTTATATTCCCAAGTAATATAGAGCAACGGATTGAACTGGCTGAAAAGCTACTTTCCATTGCCAAACAACAGGACGAAGATGACGATATCGAGGCACTTTTGCTGATGTTATGAGAACAACCTACGTTCAAGACCCCGTGACGCTAGAGCTTGTGCCAAAGAGCGAGTATCGCGGCTCTGCGCCTGCCGCCTCCTACATCATCCCCGATATTGCCGGTTACAAGTCAATGCAGACGGGCGAATGGATACCCGGTCGCAGACAGCACCGCGAACACCTCAAAGAACACCGATTGATCGAGATTGGCAATGAGCCGATACGCGAATCAAAGCCACAGGTTTACAACCCGGACGATGTTAAGCGAGAGCTTGCCCGTCACATTTACTCATAGGAACACAAATGTCTGATTTGGAAACCCAAACCGACCTGCGTAGCACCTTGGAGGCTGCTTTTGAAGCTCCCGCTGCTGACCCGGTTGTAACTGCACCAGTTGATACGCCAAAAGTAGAAGCGCCAGTTGTCGCCCGCGATGAGTCTGGCAAGTTCGCCAGCAAAGCACCAGCAGAGCCTGTTGCGCCAATTACACCGCCTGTTGACCTTGCACCGCCTGACGTGCCAGTCCGCAAAGCCCCGTCAAGCTGGAAAAAAGAAACACAGGCCGAATGGGACAAACTACCGGCCCACGTGCAGGAAGACGTATTACGCCGCGAAGGTGATTTCCACAAAGGCATTGAGACCTACAAACAGGCAGCAACCCGCGCCCAGGCTTACGAGTCCGTGGTTCAGCCCTATCAGGCCACATTGCAGAAGTTAGGCGTTGCGCCTGAAGTCGCCATCGGTGCGTTGTTCAAAGCAGATGACATTCTGCGCAATGGCCAACCCGCAGAAAAAGCCGCTTACTTCGCTCAATTGGCGCAAAGTTACGGCATCTCCATTGAAAACATCCAAGCAGCACCCCCGGTAGACCCGCAATACCAATCGGTGCTGAACGAATTGCAATCGCTCAAAATGGAGCAGCAAAACAGGCAGCAGACAGAACTGAATCAGCTTAACAGCCAGATTAACAGTTTTGCCGAAAGCAAAGAGCATTTCAACGCAGTCCGCGAGGACATGGCCGCACTTTTACAAGGTGGCCGCGCTCCTGATTTAGAGACTGCGTATGACATGGCGATCTGGGCACGCCCTGACCTTCGCGCCGGTTTGCTTGAACAGCAGGCCCGTAGCGCAGAAGAAAAAGCACGTGCAGCATTACAGAAGTCAAAGGCGCAATCCGCCGCTGTCTCTGTGCGTGGTTCATCGCCGACAAGCGGGGCATCGTCAACCCCGAACAACCTTCGATCTGCCCTTGAGGCAGCTTTCAATACTTGATTTAGGAGCCAAACATGGCAGCTTTCCCGAATATCACCGATATCGTCTCAACGACGATCCAGTCCCGCAGTCGAACACTCGCGGATAACGCCTTGAAGCAAAACGCGGCATTGGCCCGGTTGCAGAAAAAAGGCAATGTCAAACCGTTTTCAGGTGGTAACGTGATCTTGCAAGAGGTCATGTACAACGACCCGAATACGCAAAACGCCGGTTCGTTCTCCGGTTACGACATCATCGACATCACGCCAAACAGCCCGATTACGGCTGCGCAATTCGACATCAAGCAGTACGCTGCTGCTGTGTCGATTTCCGGGCTTGACGAACTGATGAACAGCGGTAAAGAAGCCTTGATTGACTTGCTTGAAGGCCGGATTCAAATCGCTGAAAAGCAGATTATGAACTCGCTTTCTGCTGGCGTGTACTCTAACGGTACCGGCAACAGTTCCAAGGATATTACCGGCCTGCAAGCGGCCATTGCTGACGCACCGACCTCTGGCACCTACGGCGGTATCAACCGTGCGACATGGGCATTCTGGCGCAATACGGCCTTCTCGGCTGTCACTGACGGCGGCGCGGCTGCAACTTCGGCTAATATTCAGTCGTACATGAACCGTGTTGCCATTCAGTTGGTTCGCGGTAATGATGCACCGGATTTGGCTGTAGCTGACACCAACTACTACCGCCTGTTTCTGGAATCGCTGCAAAGCATCCAGCGCATTGGCTCGGAAGAAATGGCCTCCCTCGGCTTCACCTCGCTCAAATACTTGGGCGCTGGCAAGTCAATGGATGTGGTGTTGGATGGCGGTATCGGCGGTGCCATCGGTGCAAACCGCATGTACATGCTGAATACTGACTACATCTTCCTGCGCCCACACCGCGACCGCAACATGGTCGCCATCGGTGGTGATCGTCAGTCCGTCAATCAAGACGTCAAAGTGAAACTGATCGGATGGGCGGGAAACCTGACCTGTTCCGGCCCCCAGTTTTCCGGCGTTCTCAAAGCTTAAGGAGAATCAAACATGGCAGCACCATTCACAATTAGCGACGTTCCGGGCGCAGACCTGGTTTCGATCATCCCTACTGCTGACGTCATCTCGGGCGCACAACGCCCTCAGGCACGCCTTGGAACCCAAGTATGGGGCAGTGACGGCAAACAGTACGTTTACGGGCAGGCTAACGCCTCGATCCCTGCATCTACCGCAGTTTGCACGGTCAGCGCGAGCACTTTCCTTGTGACCGCATCTGGCGGGGCTTACACCTCACCGGCTACCGCTATGGTCACGGGTGACTATGCTTGGTTCGGCAAGGCCTCTGTTTAAGGATTGATCATGGCAATCCCCTCACGTCTTATGGGTTCGGGGTTGTCGTCTCTGGCGGCGGTGAATATCTGTGGCGATGTGGCTGATACCCTCACCGCAACAGGTACCACCAATGCGGACGCGCTACAACTCAACGCCACGATCAATCGTGTTACCACTACCGCCGCCTCTACGGGTGTCAAGCTGCTTGTTCCTGAATCCGGGACACAAATGGCCGTCATCAATTCCGGCGCAAACTCCCTGACGGTTTACCCCGGCACGGGTGTGACGATCAACGCTTTGACAGTGACCACCGGGGGCTTTGCAGTTGCAGCCGGTGGGCGGGCACTGTTCGTTGGCACTAGCTCGACAAACTGGTTCGCCATTCTGTCGGCTTAACCCTCCAAGGGGGCTAATCACCCCCTTTTTTTAACTTCCAAAAGGCAACCCAAATGGAACAGACTCAAGCAAACACCTACATTCGTTTCTATCAGGATAAATTCCTGATGGGCTTCAAATCAGAGCAAGCGGGACACCCCGTGTACGACGATGTGGACTTTATCGAGATTCGCACGCCTGGTGACATGAACAACATCATCCAGCGGCCTGCCACAGAAAACGACAAGCGCCAATATGCGCAGTTGTTTGCCAGCTATCGTACCGGGTTGGAGCCTGCGATTGACGGCATCCCCCTGGAAGCCTGGGCACGCCTGACGCCTGCCTCTGTCGCCAATTACAAAGCCATGGGTGTGATGACGATTGAGCATGTCTCCAACATGAGCGACCAAATTTGCAGCAAGGTAGCGATGGGTGCGATGTCCGACCGTGCTGCGGCCAAAGCCTACATTGCGCAGGCCAAAGACACCGGACTTGTTCAAAAACAAGCTGTAGAACTGGAACGCCAGAACACCACGATTGCCGACTTGCAGCGCCAGATTTCTGAACTGTCGGCCATGATTGAAAAACCAAAGCGCGGACGTCCAGCGCGGGAACTTGAAGAGGCCTGACAATGAATTTGCTCGAACTGGTTCAAGCGGTATGCCTTGAAGTTGGCGTGCAGTCACCTACCATTGTGGTGACTTCGCGGGATACGCAAATCCTGCAACTTCTGGCAATCGCTAACCGGCTCGGGCTTGATCTGGGGCGAGTCTTTGAATGGGAGGCGCAGGATAAAGAGTACATCCTTACAACCGTCGCCACCACAACGACCGGGACTGTAACGGCGGGCTCTGCGGTGATTACGGGCATTCCCTCCACTACCGGGCTATCAAGCGCTTACGGCGTCACAGGGACAGGAATAGCCCCATTTGCGCAGATTGTCACTGTGGACAGTGGAACTCAAGTCACAATGACCATGCCAGCTACGGCAAGCGCAACGCAGGCTTTGACATTTTCCAAGGTTCAGTATCCACTGCCTACCGACTGGCTGAAACAGGTTCCACAGACAGAGTGGGACAGGTCTAACCGCTGGCCTTTGATGGGGCCGCAATCCTCGCAGGACTGGCAATCTTTCAAATCCGGTATTGTGATGGCCGGGCCGCGCTTGCGGTTCAGGATTCAAGGCCAGTCCATCACATTGAATCCACCCCCTGCCAACGGGGTAACTCTGGCTTTTGAATACATCTCTAACGCTTGGGTGGCGAACGGCACAAAGACCAAATTCACCGCCGATACGGACACTTGTTATTTTGATGATTCCCTGATGATTTCAGGGCTGAAACTGCGCTGGCTGCAAACCAAGGGTTTCGATTACACCTATGCCATGGCAGAGTACAAAGAGATTCTGTCAAACTGCATGGCGCAGAATAAAAGTGCGCCCAAGTTGTCGCTTGCGCCTTCGCAGGGCTCTGTATTGCTGACAAACCAAAATATTCCCGATGGCAATTGGCGCTCATGAGAAACAACCGCATCGCCTCTACCATCACATTCCAAGCCCCTACGGGTGGCTGGAACGCACGCGATGCACTTGCAAGCATGGCGAAGGATGATGCGGTCATCCTGGACAACTTTGTCCCAAAAACGACCGAAGTGGTTTTGCGCAATGGTTCGGCCTCGCATGTGACTGGCATCACTGGAACCGTGGAAACCCTTGCAGTCTACGCCAAGGCCAACGGGTTTTATCAAATGTTTGGCGTGTCCACCAACGGTAGTATGTACGACGTGACCACGCCGGGGGCGGTTGGTGCTGCGGTGCAAACCGGATTGTCCAATGCACGCTGGCAAACCGTCAACTTTGCCACTGCCGGTGGTAAATATCTTTACATGACGAACGGCGCGGACAAGCCCCGGTTGTGGGATGGGACTACTTGGGTGGCTGTAGACGGTGCTTCGACGCCTGCAATTACTGGCGTGACCACAACCAACCTGATAAATGTGAACGTCTATCAGCGGCGTCTGTGGTTTATTGAAAAGGACAGCTTCAAGGTTTGGTATCTCCCTGTTGTCTCGATTGGCGGCGCTGCGCAGTCGTTTGACTTGTCCAGCCTGTTTTCATCTGGGGGCTACCTTACCGCGATGGCAACCATTTCCGCTGATTCCGGGACGGGGATGGATGACTTCGCCATTTTCATATCCAGCGAAGGCGAGATTGCAGTTTACAAAGGCATAGACCCTTCAAGCGCTGCAACATGGTATTTGGTGGGCGTGTTTACAGTGGGCTCACCAATTGGCCGACGTTGCGTTACCCCTTATGGCCCGGATGCCTTGATTATCAGCAAAGATGGTTTGTTGCCAATGTCCAAGGCGCTTTTGTCGGCAAGGACGAATACTGGAATCGGTATCACTGACAAAATTCAGCAGGCCATGAGCGAGGCTACTAGCCTTTATGGCAATAATTTTGGCTGGGAGCTGACGGTATTCCCAGAGGAAAACCTGGTCATTATGAATGTGCCCATCCCAAATGGCGCTGTGCAATACGTCATGTATGCGATTAATGGCTCATGGTGTCGTTTTACCGGCTGGAACTTTTCCACCTTTGCCAAAATGGGCGCAAACTTGTACGCCGGGGCAAATGGCAAGGTAATGAAGGTGTATTCAGGAACCAGTGACAGCGGGGCTAATATCAATGGCGAAGCGCTTGCATCCTTCCAATACCACGGCGGCATGTACAGCAAGCGGTATACGATGGCGCGGCCTATTTTCAGCACTCAAAACGATAACGTTGGAATTCTTGTAGGGCTAAACCTAGATTTTGACCAAAGCGCCCCGCTGGGGTTTGTTTCTGCTGGGCCGACTTATCCCTCTCTATGGGGCACGGCTTTATGGGATGCCTCCTTTTGGACGGGCGATTATGTTGTTCAAAAGAACTGGCAAAGCGTAGGTGGTGTGGGTTACTGCGCCGGTCTGCATATGAAAATTGCCGCATCGATCAGCGGGTTTAAGTGGCAGTCCGTGGATTATGTATTTGAACGCGGCAATGGCCTGTGATCGTCTTTGGTGAACAGGTGTGCGAATGGGTAGCGCCCCGAACTGGGGGCAGTTACTACAAAGGCTCAGGCCAGGGTATCGGA